CGCTGCATGATCAAAATAATCGGTGTGGATGACTTTGCTTTACGTGAGTTGACCGTGTTTAAGATTTTACGATTAGCCTTGTTACGTGCCGTCTTACTGAATGCATCCTCAGGCTTGAGCGGATCGTCTAGGATAATTGCACCTGTAAACCCATTATCAGCCAATGTACCTGCACGGCGGCCCGTAACCTGACCACCCATTGAAGCAGAATAAACATGTCCTGCTTCATAACCATCTACAGTTGTTTTCCAACTGGCCTTAGCATCGGTATTGGTTGAGATCTTCACTGGCCATAAGCCTTGAAAATCTGCCGATTTAACGATGTTTCGTGCTGTAGATGAGACATCTTCAACTAGTGATTGAGAGAATGATAAATATAAAAATCTTGAACGTTGGTTCCGTGCAATACCGCGCGGGATTAAGTTGGTTAGCAGCTCAGTTTTACCTGAACCAGGAGGGACATTAATTACAAGGTTTTCAATCCGCCCAGCAATAACCTCATCAATCGCCCAAGCCATATATTCATGGTGCCAATTGACTGAGAACTTAAATCCCATACGAGGCTTAAAGAATGCACGTGTAAAAAATAAATGCTCATCCTGACATTTAATGCGCTTTGCACGGAGTTTTACAGGATCAATATTCGCTCTCGAGTTCATCTATTGCCTGCCTTACCTGCTCATCAGTAGCAGCTACATAAGTAACATTCTCGCTCTGTAGTGGCCCACCACCAGCGCCTGTAATTTCTTTGCGATTGGTATAGAGCCCACCCACTTCTTTTGCAGCTTGCTCTAATAAATCAGGAACAATCACGGCATTGTCTTTGTAGCGATCATGGTCGATAAAGTTTTGGAGACGCCTTAAGCGATAGGCAATATTTTCGTTACCGTAATGCCAAATTCTTCTTGGACGCCCTTAGCAGTTTCAGTGGGTGTCTCATAGGTTGCTAATGACCGAACTATATAGAGTTTCACCCGTTTATTAAGTCTTGCCATTTATCTAAATCCGTCCAAGTACGTCCAAGTAAAATGGCAAAAAAATTTAAGCCAATTTTAAAAGACAGGTACCACAAGCATGTGCAATTTTAGCTTTCCCAATTGTTGGCCCATCATTAGCAAGGTCTACCATCTTCTGCACATCATCTGATGCACCATAGCGTTGAACCACACCATGAAATTCCTCTACATCGTGTGGTCGTAAATAATATTTGTATTCACCTGTTGAGGGACTTATTAGATAATTCCCATCTTCGTCCCGCTTAGCACCCAAGTGATACAACTCATGTTCTATCAATGCACAAAATTCTGTATCACTTGCCTGTGATGCAAACTTTGCGTCGATAGTGATAATGAAGTCAGGGACACAGCCGAACCAATCAATCATCTGTTTTTCTTGTCGTAACTTGCGCCAGCCACCTGCCATAGGTGCAAACTTTTCAGTTTGGCCCAATACAACACGGTCAGCTTTAATGAATGCTGAAGATGCCCATAGAACTTTAAATAAGGTGCTAGGCCACGGCGATATATGGGAGTGATCAGGGTTATAGAGTTTTCCATCACTTGAAATGAAAGTATCGATAATCCACTCTTCAAGTTCTTTTGCTGGCTCAAAATCAACATTATCTAAAGGGTCGATATTTAGAAGTCGTTCTGGCGGGTATGGTCTTTTCATAAGTTTCGCCCATTAAAAAACCACCCGAAGGTGGTTCGCTTAAAACAACATCGACATCTGCCCAAACTCATAAATGATTAATGTAAGGACTAAAGCCGAAACCGAGATTACAAGTACATCTTGTGAAGCCATACTTTTCTCCCTTTATTGTTCTTTTTCTATACTCTCACAACTAGAAATATTTTCAACACTGAAAGAATACATTTCTCACAATTTACAGGGATAGATATGTAAAAAATTATACATGAGCATTTTATTTGTTAATTAATCGTAAAGGCTTGTTCTTAGATTCTTAACCCGCTCTTTCAACTTAATCATTATGCCATCTATCGCCAGCATCTCATTACGAGTCAAACCTGAACGGCTTAAGTTCTGGTACTTAGACAGCTCAGCACTACAGAACTCTAAGTCTTTTTTCGCTTGTACTTTATCTGTCATAACACCACCAAATAAGAAAAGAAAACCCCGCCAATAATGCATATTGAGCGGGGTTTTATGTGCCGTAATCCGTTCGGCAAATATCACCGAAGTGACGAGGGTTTATCTAACTTCTTTCAAACAATCCCGACACACCTTGATTTCTTCATCATCAACCGTGTGATCAATCTCTGTTGCGCCATGAAGGCCAAATAAACACATTAACAATCGGAGCATTTCGTACATCTCCTCGGATTGGTCTTAAGGATGAACTGAACTACCGAATGCCTCGGCTCAATATTTTCGGTAATGAGCTGTCTATGACAAGTTCACTTCTCTTTAAAATCTGGGAGGCGGCATTAAAATTTAAACCACTACGAATAAAGTTAAGCCGCCATTGGGTGCCTTGATATTGCTTTCACGTAACATTTCTCAAGGCATTAAAAAAGCCCACCTTTCGATGAGCTCTTAAATTCAATTTTTTGGCTTTCGCAATATCAATTCAACTTGATCTGTTGCATCACTTAAATCTAAATCATTCGATACCCAGAAGAAATACAGGTCATCACCAATGATATATTTTTGCTTGTAATATTCTGAGGTTTTACCTTCTTCAATATCACCAGCCTTAAAGTAGCCTTTATCAAAGTCAAAGGATTGACCATTCAAATCACCACCTATACAAATATTCAATTTAACGGCCTAACAATAATAAACTGAAGTACTGTAACACCAAATGCAAAAAAACCCATCAAATGATGAGCGGTAATGTTTTAAGTTACTGGGTAGCCATATTGAAATTTAAACAACTAAGCTGGATTTGAACCAACGACCTTCGGGTTATGAGCCCGACGAGCTACCAGACTGCTCCATCCCGCATCAACGAGTTAGCTTTATACGCCCAATGCACCGACAAAGCAACCTTTACTTAAAATATAAGTACTTGTGGCATCAATTACCTAAGGGAAACCTTAACCAATACCAACTTCAGTTATAAATTCTGGATGTGCAGCTTTATATTTGCCTAACATGCTTTTTTCATTTTCTAAAAATGATTTAGGCTCTTCTGACCATGTAGATTTCCGTGAATCTAAGCCCGAATGACTTAGAGCCCAATCAGATACAATGCCATAAATAAACGAGTTATCAGCGAATACTAATTTTGTTTTCCTACCAATATTACTCATGAAAACTTTATGTGTTGGCAAAGAGCCAAATGTACTAATTTGAGTGTAGATGTATTTATAGGTTTCAGGCATAGAACAAAGTACTTAAATGACAGCTCTAATATACCATTTTAATTATTAAAAAAGCCCATCAAATGATGAGCTTTTAAGTCTTGGTCTCGGATAAACCGTAATACGACCAGTATATTTAAACTATAGCCTAGTTATCAGAATAATGATAGACCTTACGCCTTTAAATCTTTGTAGGTTTCTTTCTTGTATTTTTCAATTGATTTTGAAGCTTCGTCTATAGCGGACTCCAAAGCCAATGACATTAAGTTTTCGTACTGCTTCCAAGTTAGACGGTAAATATTCGTTGTCATCCGCATGGTATTAATCCCTGCATAATATAAACGCCCCTTAGCTGTGTAATTTTCTTCCAGTTCAGGATCTAAAGAGAAATCTATAACCATACGCGCAATCAGGTAAGCCAAGTGATTCATGGTAATTTGCTCAGGCTCTCGCTTCTTATCAGCCACGGCGTTTTGAAGCATGATATTTACTAAGTGCATACGCACATATTCATAATCACTTTCGCATTTACCATCAAATACAATTAATGAAGTAACTGACTTAGCCAGCTGTGTATCCATTGTAGCAATGGCACCTAAACGATCTTCGTAGTTCAAAGGCTTTTCCCCAGTACCATGCGCTTGTGGCTCAAAGTTTGGTGACTTCGCAGTAATGCCATGAGTCAACCATTCAAATTGTTCAAATTTATCTGCCATAACTGCATTCATCCCAAATCCCCTTAAATCAAACTCAAATCTAAAATAGTCATAGTTCCCCAGTGAACCGCACCTGTATCAATCCAATAGCAGTTGTCGCGCTTGCATGGCTTTTGAGTAACCGTATGCCCCATGATTACGGCATCAATACCTGATACATAGGTATATTGCTTCTTGTCCTCATCTAGTCGATCGCGTCCCCACATTGCCAATTGTCCCGCATCGCGTATCGAAGGCAGATCAAAACTAAGCTTGAACTCCTCCCAGTCATTCTCTTCAATGTGCCCATGAACGAATCCAAATTTCAGAAAATGTTTTAGCAATTTGAAATTGATCTTCAACACTCAGCTCGTAAAACCATTCACCACCATTTTCCATGTGGCATTTCATTGCAGCACGATCTTTTAATCCCCAAATACACAGATCCTCATGATTCCCACGTACAGAGGTAAACCACGGCTTAGACAATAGCTCGATGCATTCAACATTTTGGGTACCTCGATCCACCAAATCCCCAACAGCAACAAGCAAATCATTTCCAAAATCAAAACCGATTTCTTTTAAGCGACTTATAAGCAAGTTGTAGCAGCCATGAATATCACCAACCGCATAAAGCTTGCCTGTTATCTCTTTGTCCCAAACCTTAACCATTGCCATTTCATCACCCTAATAATTTTAAAATTTGCTCAATCGCTTTGCCGCTTTTTACTTGCTCGGTGCTAAACCGTATCACCTGATAACCCATCATTGTTGCTTCATTGTATTTCTCTAAGTCTCCTAAATACCCCTTACCCCTTGTATGCCTACCATTACTCCAGATCCCGCCTTCCACTTCGACCAATATCTTTTTGCCCTTTAAGTGAAAATCAGCTCTCCATTTTCGTATAGGGTGAAACATAAACTCCTGTTCAAAATCTATCTTTAAAGCTCTCAGTGCAGTGGCTAATATCACCTCACCCTCACTCTGCACCTTTTCACCTTTCACCTTTGGGCGCTTAGATCCTCTTTTAGGTTTATTCGCACCGATCATCTTTTTGTATTCAGCAATGGAGTAGCTGCTAGTCACCCCTTCACCTCAAACAACTGTTTGGCTTTTTCAGAAGGAATAAATCCTGCTGGTGTCGCATCATCACGTAACACATATCCAGCCTGAACCAATTGATCTAGGTAACGTTGAACTGTACGCGTGGTCATACCCATCATGCCTTGTACATCAACAACACTGGTTTTACCCCGTTTTGCCAGCATCTCCTGTAAAACCAAGATCATTCGTTCACCCTGTCTTACAGCTTGCCTTGCACTGAAATTTTGCTGTTTCATGCTGCACCGCCAAATTTAACCACTTGCCAATCGTTTTCTTCTTTCGCTATTACACAACTGAATGAACAATCAATATCAGGCTCATCTTTATATCGACCTACATGTGGCTTTAGCTCATCTAAGTAAATTGGACCATGCTCGTTCTTTAAGATTGAATGCCCTATTTCTCGTTCAACTTTAGCCATTCTTGCAAAGGTCTCAGGAAAGTCTTTTCGGATCTTATTCCAGTAGCCAGCTCCGCCTTTAACACAACCAATGCAGTTGTTGTTCAAATATCCGAGTTTATACATTGCAGGTAATTCAATATTTGCATCCTGTAACATAGCTAAGCAGTCTGCTTTAGTGAGCTCAGCTTCAATCAATGGAAAGTAAGTTTTAAGATTAGGATTTTTTTCCTCAAACTCTTGCGCTCGATCTATTTCAGTTAAGTCATAACCAAAGACATGCAAATCGCCATATTCTTGAAATGAGCCGCGTGGAATGCGTTTCAACTGAGTTGTACAAGGTGCACCATTAGGACCTTTTAAAAAGTTTCGTCTACTGAAAACCCCATAAATTGAATTCTTCCCTTTTGGGTATTGCGGGTTATAAAGCTTGATAATGTCCTGCCCAAACCATTGCCGACACTCATCAAAGAAACGCTCATTGTCTTCGTGTTCCTCAATAATCGGACTGTTAGCAATAACCACTGGAACATCAGGAAAAAGCTTTGAGGCTTGTTTAAGCATGATTTTTGTTGCTACTGCAGAAGCTGCCCCACAACTAAACCAGCAAATTATGCGCTGTACTTTCATGCTGCCCCCTGCAAACTGCCAGTAAATCCAACTTGCTTGAGGTATGGTTCCCATTTCTTCGCCTGGGCTGGATTCATCAACTTGATTTTGATTCTTGATGCCAGTTGCTCGTAGGAATCACCTGGTGCACTTTGCTTACTGGCAAACTCTGGGTGATGGGCAAGTTTTTGTGCAAATGCTGAAATTTGTTTGTCAGTGAGCTGCTTCGGTTCTGCTGCAGGTGTTTTGCCGTATCCCGTTTTAGTTTCTTGGGAATACTTGGTTCTGTAGGCGTGCTCGGCCAAAGTAATTTCTTCACGAAGTTTTTTTGAGCAAAGCCAGTCTTTTTTATTTTTAGATTCTAATGAGAGATTCTTTGAAAGATTCCTTGTCCCAACGTTGGGACTGTTTAACGGAATTGTTGGGACTCTTTCAGGGAATTGTTGGAACTGTTCCGTTATTGGAACTGTTCCACTGTTGGGACTGTTTAAGTCAGTATCTTCTGTGTTTAAGAGTACCGTTGTTGGGATGGTTTCCCGACCCTTTACACCCAATAATTGATAAACTTTGACCTGTTTTGTGCGCCCTTTTCGTTCACCTGTATCGACAATTAAGCCATCTTCAATCAGCTCATCGATGATTTTAAGCACAGTTTTACGGTCCATTTCGGTATCTTCTACCAACCGCGCCATACTTGGATAGGCACAATGATCCTCACTCGCTCGGTCGGCAAGTGATAAAAGAACGAGTTTTTTAAGTGGTTTTAAGCTACCGCCTTTCTTTTGTTTCTGGCGTACCTTCCACGCCCAAATCGTTGCATCTAAGCTCACAACTCACCTACCTTTTCATTCACTTGAATGAAACGCCCAAACATAAAAATCTGACCTGCTCGATGCAGACTGGAAATGATTTCACCTGCATACCAAGCCGAAATACGATGTTCATTGATCAGCATTTCCATAAACTCATCACGGGTAACTGCAGCATTCTTTTCATCGCCGTTAACCTTGCGAAGATTTGCTCTACGGATCTCCAGCAACCCATCCAATGTGCGGAGTGCTGGCTCATACCATGATTGTGTCCACTGAACCTGCTTATGCTCAGGTTTCTTTTGAATGGCCTTGTTGGTAATCATGGGACCTCCGCTAAGGCTTGCTCAGCCAGAGTGAGTTGAAGCACTACGAACAAACTTTTTGTTCAAGGTTAAAATGCCAATACCAATGTAAACATCGACTGTATTTTCATAGACTTCCATGACGTTATAAATTTCATCGAAGTTGCCTATGACTTCATTAAGCACTACAGCATCACCGATTAAAAAATCCGTATTGTCTTCAATTACTTGTTGTGCTAAATTTAAGTTATTCATAAAGATTTACCCTCTGAATTGAATGTTTGAAAAAGCCTGATCCCGACAATCAGGCTTTTTCTTTTTGTGCATTTGATGTGTACTTCTGCATTTGCTTAAGTGCTGCCTGATCCACGGCGGTACTCAATTCGATCAAGCCTTGGGTAATTTGGTGGATCTCTTCATATTCCGCTGGTGTAATCACCCCATCCTCGTAAGCTTCATACACAACGCGGTTTGCTTTACCGCTCTTGATGTTGTGTTGCATCATTGCTTCAAAGATCGAAAGCTCATGATGTTTGCTTGAGTCGCAATCCACTGGAACCAATGCGTAACCCATCTGATGTGCCCACACCTTTAAAATTTCAGGGTTCTGCGTGTACATCATGATGGTTTCAAGTTTCTTCAAACTCGGTAAGTGATTTGGCATTCCTACGTTGCCGTAGTTGCAATTTGTTTCACGTTTCTTTAAAACATCTACCAAGTAATAATTGGTTATATTGCCAATTGCTTGAAGTCATTAAGAGATGGGCACAACTCAACCGCTTTGAATTTTCCATCTGTCGCCGCTTGAGCTCTCATCGCAACGATCTCAGACATCCTTTTTGTGCCTCGCACCCAGCCAGACACTGCTGGTTGTTTTACCCCAAGGGCTTTAGCTGTGTTTTCCTGCCCACCAAAATGAGTTACGAGCAATTGGAAAATATTATTTGTGGCGTTACTCATGGTTATACCCTCGCTAGATATAACCAATATTATAACTATAGTTATTTTTAGTCAATAACTATAGCTATTTGAACTTATATAACCTTGGTTATATATTTGTTATGAAGATTTTGAGGTTGTGAAAGATGGAATTAAAAGACAGGCTAAAGCAGTCAAGAAAGCGTGCGGGGAAAACCCAAGCAGAAGTAGCAGAAGCTGTGAAAATGTCCCAGCCTGCATATCAAGCCTTAGAATCTGGTCGCAATCTGAAATCATCTTTCCTTCCAATGATTGCTAATTTTCTAAATGTTGACCCTCTATGGTTAACAACTGGTAGTGAATCAACTCCAGAAAAAAGCAATGCAGATATGGCTGCAATGGAAGTTGGTATTTATCAGTCTGGGGATCCTGTGCCAGATGGATATGTAGCCATTGATTATTATGATGATGTGTTTGTTAGTGCTGGAAATGGGTACTTAAATCTAGAAAAACCAAGTAATAATAAAATGTTATTTCCCGTTGATTTAATTAAAGAGTGAATTAAAAGATGGACAGGCCATATCAATTGATATGTCTGCTAGAACCATTTACGACGGGGAAATTTATGCTTTTCAGGTTGGGGATGATACGAAAATTAAATACTTGTTTAACTGGAATGATGAAGGCAAAGGTGGCTTTAAGGCTGTCTCAGCAAACTCTGATAAGAATCAATTTCCTGACGAGTACTACTCTCCTAGCCGAATAGAATCAGAGGGTATATCTATATTGGGTCAGTATTGGTGGAAACAGGTTGTAAAGCGAGTTCGACGCTAGGCTAGCGTAAGACCGCTTTCCCGGATAACGATAATTCTAAAAAAGGAAAGCATAATGATCGGAACACTTAATAAATCCAAAACTGCGCTAACAATTAATCGTCAAGAATTTAAACTGGCGTTAGAAAAAATTGGTGCAGGAATTGACAAACAAATAGCCTCGCTCAAAAAAGCCAAACAAAGCTACGACCCTGCTGAAATAGCAAGTGAGGTTATTGGTGAAGTAAATATATTTGAAGCGATTATTGAGGGTTTTAACGAAGCAGAAAGCACCAACCTGAAGCTAGTGGACATAACCAACCTAGAGGCTGCACAAGGTTGGGTGGATGACTTTTTAGGAAAATATTCTAAACCCCAAGCATGACTTGAAATTAATAAGATGAATAAATTTGACTACATGAAACTAGGGTTACTTTTTGTTGCAGTGACCCTTTGTTGGGTTTCTATGATTTTTTAAACTGCGAACCCGACGCAGTCCTTAATAACAGATCGGGTGGAGAAAGAAATGGCACGTTCAAAGTGTGGTAGCTGTGGGTCTGGAACATTTGAGTTGGTGCAACAGTCAGGTATTAAGAACTCAAAGTTTAAATTAAATTTCGTTCAATGCTCATCATGTGGTGTGCCTGTAGGTGTTATGGAATATTACAACCTTGGGGATAAGCTTGAGGATATGGAAAAGCGTATTAAAGCTATTGAGTCCACCACCGCAAATATTGATGGCAATGTAGTTGTTGTGGCTGGACTAGTAAAGAAAAAGAAATAGCTATTCTTAAATTAAATTTTTACTATTAAGCAGACCTTTTTTTTGGAGTTTTCGACCTTTTTTTGTAAGGTTATTTGATGTATTGCGACCGAATAAATCAGCTTCAATCTTGTTTATGTTGTGAATAATTTTTTCTGCACTTTTGACGCCAGCATTAATATATTCGATTACCAACTTAAGTTTTTCATTGTGATCTAACATTGCGATACCCCTTCCAACCCACCACCACGGTGGGTTTTCTTTTGTCTATTAAAACATAAAAATTCTTACAGCTATAATTTTATATAACTTTAGATATATTTTAATTGCTTTTCTATTGACTATAAAAATAACTATAGTTATATTTATCTCACAGACATTAAAAAAGCACTCAAAGGGTTCGAAGACTTGAGTGCTTTTACAGAAACTGCGAGATCAGTATGAAACAAACCGCATCACATAGCAATACACCCAAGTTTGACCAACACAAAAGTCAAACATCTCAAATTCTTTACCAAGAACCAAACTTGGAAGAAATGCATCAAAAACATAACCGAGCTGTTGAGTTCTTAAAAAACTTCTCAGCTGTCACCCTTCTACTACTTAGCATCTTTGGTTTGGCATTAGTCATGCTCAAGGGCTGTGCTGACGATGTTGAGCATCAGCAAGCAATGGCTGTGAAGCATCAAATTCAGTTTGGAGGTGTGAAGTGAGCACATCAGCCCAAAAGTTCTCTGAGTTCATCAGCCAAGATGACGAAGGCAACATTCGTATGCGTTTAGGCCATTCAACCTACTTTGAAAAAGGTCGCCATATCTATGTGATCAATAAGGATGGTACCGAACAGCTAATCACGCTTGAGGTTCATGCAGCTAAACCTTGGATTCGTGAAAACTTTGAACGTGAACGTGCATTTCAACGTAAGAAGAACTTAGCAATCGCCCTACAACGTACACACATTCCACTCAGCGAACGCAGAGCTTTTAAGCGTCGCATGGGATGGGTTGGTGCGAGATAAGGAGAAGAACATGGCTATACCTATTATTCCAGCAGACCAAGCATTAAACGTAAGCGCGATTATTACTTACATCTATGCAGATCCAGGGCTTGGTAAAACGTCTCTAGGCTTTACAGCAGATAAAGCAATTTCGTTTGACTTTGACCGTGGCGCACACCGTACTGGTGAACTTCGTCGCGGAGCTGTTGTTCCAGTTCAGCAGTGGTCAGATATTGAAAACATTACTGAACAAGATCTAGCACCGTTCAATACTGTTGTTATTGATACCGTTGGCGCAATGCTTGAATCCATCAAGACACATTTACTTAAAACAGCAAATAACCGTCAGCAAGATGGTGCACTCAAGTTAAAAGCCCAAGGCTTAGCAAACATGAAGTTTAAGCAATACATCAATACACTTTTAAGCTTTGGTGTGATCAGATCATCTACCGTCCTGAGCTTGGTGGTAAGAACCGAAATGAACTTTACCGTATTGCAGACATCATGGGTTATTTGACCACTGTTACTACTGGTGAAGGTAAAAATGCGAGAGTTATTAACTTTAAGCCATCTCCAACACATCATGCGAAAAATTCAGGTGCTTTAGGTGGTGAGACTGGTGAGGTTTGGGTACCTGATCTTAAATCACACCCTACTTTTCTTGCAGGCTTAATTGCAGAGGCGAAAGCCCATATCAACACGCTTACACCTGCTCAAATCGCATCAAATAAAGCACTTCAGGATTTGGATAACTGGAAACAAAGTTGCGAAGAAGCTGTTTATGCAAGCGACTTAAATCACCTGACCGAAACCCTAAAGCAAGACAAAGAACACACTTATTATCAAAACATGCGTCAAGCCATGCTTGCTCGAGCGAAGGTACTCGGCTGCACATTCGATATACCGCGAGAAACATGGATGGAGCCACCTGAATTTAATGGGATATCAGAATCTCAACGTGATGAATTGCAAGATCTTCTTGCGCAAGCAGGACTCGATGTGATGGCTTTCTGCGAAGACCAAGGGATCGACAGTCTATTAGCCATTGAAGCTCAGCATTTTGACAATGTAAAAGCCCACATCATCAATACCACCCAAGGACAAGGGAGAGCGATTGCATGTGGTCGGGTGAAAACTTATACGAACATAAACCTCTTTGGGATTGAGGACTGTATTCAAAACTTTGTGAATACGTGGGGGTATAGATGATCTGCCCAAAACAAATAATCCCTGCTTTCACTATGTTTGTAGCTAGTGATGGGTACCAGTGTGTAATCAATAAAATTATTGGTGAAGCTATTTTTACAAAAGCAAATCAGCCAAGTCTAAAAATTGATGGCCTTGGGAATATGAACAAAGCAGCTCAAAAGCGCTATGAACTTTTCCTTAGATTATGGCTAAAGAATGGCAAGGACTTTGTTCTTCGCTTTCAAGCTCAAGCACTTATGTTGAAGGTGGTGTGATGAATATTCAAAACTTTGAAACAGCTTATTTAAATGCAGGTGGAAAAGCTTCTGAGCTCGAAAAAGAAGATGGTGAATATGTTTCTTCAAAATCTCAAATGGGTTGGCAGATGTGGCAAGCAGCTCAAGCCGTTCCTGAAGGGTTTGTTTTGGTGCCAATGCAACCGACTCCAAGAATGATTGATGCGACATGGAATTGTGATGAAGAAATTCAAAACATGAGCCATAACTCACGTAATGAATTTATCTATAAAGCAATGATCGAAGCACAGGAGCAAAGTCATGAATAAAATCGAAATTGATTGGCTCGACTCTTGCCCAAAATGTGATTGCTCAGAACATGTTGTTGAAACAGTCGAAGGTACAAACGAATGGCTTTATAGCGGTGACAAAGTTACATGTGGTGAGTGTGGTCATATAGGTGAAATAGAAGCTGATGGCGAAACTGCTTGGGTTAATTGGGATGAAGCACAGGAGCAAAGTCATGATTAAAAAAAATAAGCGAAAATGTAGTGGTTGTGGTGGCTACTGCGGTGGACGTAAAGGCTCCTGTAAACATGCTGCAAATGAATTGAAGAAAAGAACTGATCAGCTTTGGGCTATCGCAATTGCAGGCTATAAAAATAGAAAGGAGCCAAGTAATGATTGACCAACACATTATCTTAAATGGCTGGATCAGAACTATAGATCAACTTCCCACAATAGTTGATGCTGATGATGCAGGTCATGTTTATCAGTGCCATGAAACAGTTAATGGTTTTTCTTTCTTAAATGATTGCCACTTTGTACTTTTAAAAATGGATCACGATAGAAACCATCTTAAAGGAAATGAATATTGGCATCCAAAATCTAAGGCACCAACATTACCATTAAAGGAGCAAAGTCATGAGTAATTTATCTGAAAAAATTGCACTGATTATTCGTGATGTTGCTGAGCTTCCCGATCGTACTAGCCCTGAAGATTGGCCTGATGCATTGATCGTAACAGGTGATGAGCTTGAAGAAATTCTATCCAAGCATTTAACGAAACGTTTTATAGCTATTAAAAAAGCATCTGAACTTATTTGGTTTGACAATGGGATGGTGAATAGCATTGAGCCATTAGATGACAAACTTGAACTTTTAGATAAATGGTTAATCCAACAACCTGAAACAGACCTGATGAAAATTGAGTTAGATTTGGCCCAGCTTTCAGAAGAAGAGCTTAACTCGGTTTGTTGTGGTGATGAGACTGAACAAGAGCGCCTTGCCTCAAGACAGGTTAATGAGTTTTTAGGCCGTATCTTTGATGAAGAGTATGTTTCTAGCACAGGAGCAAAGTCATGACAGCAAAAATCCTTGACCCCTGCTGTGGCTCTCGCATGATGCATTTCGATCGTACAAATCCAAATGTCGTATTCGGAGATATTCGTACTGAAAAGCACATTTTATGTGATGGTCGCTCTCTTGAGGTGTCGCCTGATATTGAAATGGACTTTCGTTCAATGCCATTCAAAGACGGTCAATTCAATTTAGTTGTATTCGATCCGCCACATTTGATTAAAGCAGGAAAAGAAAGCTGGCTTGCTTTGAAGTATGGAAAATTGAAAGAAAACTGGCGTGAAGATATTCGAAAAGGATTTGAAGAATGTTTCCGTGTGTTGGCCAACGGCGGTGTGCTTATTTTCAAGTGGAATGAAACGCAAATTAAAGTCAGTGAAATTCTAGCTTTAACTAATCAGAAGCCAGTATTTGGGCACATTAGTGGAAAGCGTGCGAATACACATTGGATTACTTTTATGAAAATGGAGCTGGCTTATGACTAACCTCCAACATATCGCCCAAGACCTTGCTGAAGAATTTGCACCACTCGTTATTGGCAAGTCAGGTACCACAAAAACATTCACGGCGGAGCAAGCCTCTGCCATTTATCACAGTCTTGTTCATTTCGGACTAAAGGACGAATTCACAGGCTTAGACACCAAATTGCCGTTTGAGCTAATTGAAATTAAGAAGGAGGTATCTTAAATGGCTCGTTTAACTAAAATCGATAAAATGTCTGTATGCGAAAAAAAGGCCATAATTAAAGATTTTCGAAATGCTCCACCTGAGGCAGATTTTCCGCCCGAAGCCATTGCCCTAACCTTTCATATTTCACTGGCTTGGCTGCAAAAGAAAAGATGTGAAGGTGGTGGAATACCCTTTTCAAAACCAACAGCTAAAACTGTACTCTACCGAAAAAGTGATGTTATCGAATTTATGGACAGTAACCGGTTCCAACATACAGCCTAATAAAAAGCCCTCAATTGAGGGCTTTCGCATAATCTCAATTGTATTAAATTGAGAGCTCTATGCTGTGTTTAATTATTACAATCATTAGCGTTGTAACATAGGAAATATGGCTGATTTATATTCACCTAAAACAATGTCCTCAATAGCATTCATTGCTTCACGTAATTTCCTTTCGCTGACTTGCACGTAACCAGCAGTTACATCGCGGTCATCTTCTTCTTTATGGTTGAGTAAGCGCTTAATTGTGTATCGGCCATAGTCCAAGTTTTCAGCGATTGAACCAAATGTTCGACGTAGATCATGGAAACTAAATTCAATCCCGCATGATCTATTAATTTTTTGTCGTACCTTGGAAATGTTAACGATGTGTCCAGAAGACGATTTAGCAGAAGGGAAAACCCATTCCGTAGTTGCTTGAGAGTGGCGTTTTTTCATTAACTGAAGTAGAAAATCCCCCATCGGTAATGTGTGGGGCTCGCCATTTTTTGGATCTATAGATGTTATGCGCCCATACTTCAAATCAACACTGGACCAAGGGAGAGATTCACATTCTTCACGTCTAAATCCAGTTAAAACTAAAGTCAGTAAAAAATCTCGGTTAGTTTCTAATTGTTGGCCACGATCTTTATATTGAAAAACAGCTTTAATCCAATCAGGCATTTGATCCTCATTGATATAAGTCTTACGTCGTCTAATTTTGTTCCATGCGTTTTTAGCATTTAAGGTTTTAATCGGATTGTGTGCATCAAGAATTGGCTTATCATTTTCATCTAGATAATGCTCAACTGAATAATTGTATATGGCACGAAAAACGCGCATTGCCATATTAGCTTGAGCCCTACTTCGTTGTGATAGCTCTATATGTTTGGCTTGAATCATAGTGCGAGAAATATCATCAAGCTTTAAATTATTCCAATCCTTTAAATAGTCATCAATCACGATGGTGTAATCTTTAATGGTTCTTGGTTTTAAGGTTTTATGGAATAAATAATTATCAAAAGCTGCTTTTAATGTTGGTTTACTTCTTGATAGATCTGTTTTAGCTTTTTCATCAGCGATAGCTTTGCGTTTCATTTCATTTGGGTTAATGCCTTGCGTCATCTGAGCAAGCTTGTCCCGGGCAATATCTCGCGCCTGTGCAAGGGTTAGATTGCCATGTAGACCAATTGTAGACCGTACTGTCTTACCAAGAACCTTTTTTTCAACAATATAGGTTTTACAGGTTGAATTGACACGAATAGCAAAACCAATAAGCTCAATGTCACGATAAATGGCAGGAGTCATTTCGAGTTGGTCAA